TGCGTTGGCGTTGGAGTTGGCGTTGGCGTTGGCGTTGGCGTTGGAGTTGGCGTTGGCGTTGGCGTTCGAGTTGGAGTTGGCGTTGGCGTTGGCGTTCTAGTAGGCGTTGGCGTTGGCGTTCTAGTAGGCGTTGGCGTTGGTGCTGAACAACCAATTATACCCTTAGCCCTATTCAAATATATATCACGTATTTCTCTAAGTTTTGTTGTGTTATTAGATACCGCACACGCATACCCAACCTCACCAGTAAATGGGTCTGTAACAATTTTAGGGGTACTACCCACAACACAGAAACCAGAATCAGCCACATTAACTAATCTACTATTACCCCTTGGGTCCTTAAAGGTTAAAAACACTAAACCTGGCTCTTCATTGAATTGCCACATATCAGATATATTAGTCGATACTAATTGCCATTGACAGGATAGTTCTTTACCGCACCCAAGTAAACCTAAATCAGACTCAATACCATTTGATGAGCAGCAGATATACCCACTGTTCTTCGGTTCTGATATAAACACTTGGACATTCGTTTCAGTCATACCCGTATATTGGAATTCTTCATGATAATATGACCTACTAGGGTTGTTTCTATTATCTAACAAACCAGAGCAACATTCTCTTGGTCCAAATTTACTTTCCTTATTAATTGTCGTAGATTCCGAACCATCCATATTATATACCTTATAATTGAATAGATATAAATCATCTAATTGGTTAAAGTCAATTCTATTAAACATAGAATCACAATCTAAATTTAAACAAACACCCCTATTTTGAATATCTATTTTTATAGCCTCATCATCTTCATCGACATCACAACCACAATCAGTTTGTTCCGATTGTGGGCATGGGTCACTAATTATAGTTGGTGTTATTGTTACTATACTACTAAAATTTTGACCTTCTTCATCAACCACATTAAAATAAGTTGGTCCAGAATATCCGTTAAATATACCACTATTATAATTACTGAACAATTGTTCACTTGAAGTGGTTGTCGTTGTTGACGTTAATGTAAATGCGCTGAACGATGGAATAATATTATTTAATTGGTTTATATATTCCCTACCGTTATCGTATGGACCAACATGGGGGTTATTGCCCGTTGATATATTTTGTGTTGCATTAGCCCCCCCCGTTTCCCTGTACCACTTACCACCCTTTTGAAAGTACATGTCGGATGTATTATCAAAGAATTTTGGGTAACCTTCGGAATCAACATTATAAAAATCCAAATTAGTGTCTAGATTATTATTTTCTAGAACACTCATGAATAATTCCATATTAATCGGGGATTTAACGGAGTACACGAACTCGTTAAAATTAATAAGACCTTCTGGTGCACCTATAAATTTAAAGAAAAACTCAACAGCCTTTCTAGTTCCCTTTGATTTCCATATCCAAGCCGAGTTTAGAATTAATCTTCTCCACATTTCAATATCTGCCTCTTGTGCCGTCAAACCTCTACTTTGTCCAAGTAGTGATGATTTCTTTGGTAGTAGATAAGATGATACCAAATCTTCGTTTAGAACTGATGATACTAATTCCCAACCTAAAATTCTAGCTAAATTCTTAACTAACTGGTCTGGGGTATTATCTTTTTTATCATAGGTTACCACGTTTGCATATGATATACCGTCTATATATTTTTTAACTTCATCAAACTCCCTACCATATATTTTAAGGGTTTTATTCATTTTTTGCCCAGAAGTCTCTTGTGTATTACCGTCACATGTTGGTAAGGTATCAAAATCTGAAATTGATTCCGAGGTTAAAAATCTAGCGACAAGGTTACTTTGTAGGGCATCCTTATCATTACTTATTTCTACTAGTTTAGTTACAAATTCGGTATAATCATTAGTGCTAAAATCAATATTATACCCATCGGTAACGGGCCACGTCAATTTTTGACTTCTATTAATCAAGACCCCAGTGTCACTTTCCACTTGATAGTCGTATTCGGATGTATATTTAGGCGTTACTAACCTATTTAATAGATTAGATTCAAAACCGTTTAATGAATTAAAAAATTCTTCAACTAATAAATTCTTAGGTTTAATGTGATATCTCAACATTAAATTGGTGCCACCTGAAACTTTAAATGGGTCACCATAGACCTCGAAGTTAATATAGTCGTTTAATTTATTTTCTGACCCACTATATCCTATAATAGGGTATTCATCGTCACCGACCAGAATAACATAACTACTGAAGTTTGCGGATAAATTCCTTAAATCATTACCCTCATTAAATGTATCTACAATATTACCGTTTTTTTGGTAATTAATATCAAATTTATTATTAATGAAATTAGTATCAACGGTAAATTTCGCCTTATTTAACAATAAGTCGTAATTATAATTTAAAACAGTAAAACCGTTGGTGGTTACACCTAAATTATTAAGTCTACTCGGAACCATATACAATGATGCTGGCCACGAAGTAATTATATTTTCAAGGCTGACCCTAACAAATTCGGTTGCGGAACCAAAGTATGCAAAATTAGATAAATTAGTATTATCTAAGTTAATTTTAATATTTATATTATTACTTAATAATTTAGTGGCTTCAATGCTTGATATATCTAAAGTGTTTAGGGTTATAAAATCACTAAATTTTTTAGTGTCGTATAACCTACTTGTTCTACCCTCAAAATTAGTTGTGATAACAAAGTTGTTTAATGTAAAGTTTGAATTCGCACCAGTGCCATCATCACCCTCCGTTTGTTGATTTCCAACTAAGTCTTCGGTAAAGTTCCTGTATTCAATTCCATCCCCAAGAAAAACCCTTTGAGCGTAACCGACCACTTTAATTTTATCACTCATATGTTTTATTTTATCATTTTATTATATATCTGATATATCATCAAATCCCTTTGTAAAGTCAATATTATTAAGTCTATTTTCCTTAATTTCAAATAATGGCTTACCACTAAACCTATCTTTAATCTCAAATAGATTGTATTGTTTATAAATATCATCATTAAAGTTATATAGTGTATAAACTCCATCTTCAAGACTTTTTGTTTGATTTCCGAATAACCCGATAGCCAATGATTCTATATCATATTCAACTAATTCAACTTCAAGTACAAAAGGGCTAAAGAAAGTATTGGTTATAATTACATCCTGGTTCGGTGACCCGATAAAAGGTAAAATATTTGGTTTTACATTACTGGATGATGAAGGGGAAACAGTACAAAAAACTAGACTAGAGTTATCATTAAATCTATATCTTATTGCTTTTTGATTAGTATTCGTTAAGTTTTGGTTAACGGGTTCTGCCCTATTATTTGATGTTACTATCTTAAAGAAATTTCTTATCTTTTTATTAGTATTTAAGTTACTTGTGGTTAAATATTCGATTCGATATCCAACAAGATTATTATTCTCGAACTTATCGATAAAGTCGGTTAAATTACTATCTGATGCATCGAATAATATTCCCTTTATATCTGGAAAAGCCGATAAAACACCGCAATCTACTATTCTAGTTCTTATTTCAACTGGTTTAAATACTATTGTATAGATACCCTTAGAGCTAAAATTCTCAACGGGTAGATTAAGTGAATATAATCCACCGAAAATTTCAAACCCACCAGTCGTATTATTTGGGTTATTTATTGGTCTTAAATTTTGAGAATCCAGTTTAAATACGTTACTATTTACCGATTCCCTATTCGGGGAATAAAAAACTGTTATATCAACGTCTTCTGGTGACATGTCTGCCGACCTTACTGTACCATATGTTCCACTCATTATATTCTACTTTTAATTTTTATTTTATTATTTTATAAAATCCATTACCATAATTGATTAAATCACTAATGTTTGTAATTTCACCTAATTGTAAATGTCTTTGTAATATCGTATTTCTTCCTCTATCAATAAATACATCACTTTGAACTTCTGGTGCCGTTGTTATACCAAATAAATATTCTTCCTTTACGTTTGCCGCTATTAATGTGTTCGTATCGTTAAAGCCTTGGGACTTATAATACATTTTTGTCGTTGGGATTTCAACAATTCCTAAATCTGGTGTAACTAATTCCCTGATTATATTATTGTACGTCATAAAGTACAATCCACTACTCTGAGATATTGTACCTATATTTGGGTCGCTAATATTAACATCCTCGGAATAAGTGATAGGGTTCAAGTTATTTAAATTACTATTTACCCTGGTTACACCGTTTACATTATTACCCCTATAATCCAAATATACACCCTTATCAACATCAAATAAAGGTTTATAGACCAAATCCCTATCATATGATTTAACTACATCTAACCTATCTTCCGTTAGTCCAGAAACAATACCACCCTCAACAAAATAATCACTATGGTTATAGTCAGCAATTCTAGTGCTGGATTCAATTTCAGTTTGTGAGGTATTAAATGTACCACCGTTCATGAAATTAAAGTTAAGACCAAGTGTACTTAACTTATCCGTTAATATTTGGTAATCTGGGGTTGTATTATCTTTAGGTACGAAGTCTAAATCAGTCATTATACCCATATCATCGGAATCCTGGGTTATGAAAACATTTATATTAAATGACTCGACCAATAGGTTGCCCCAAGTTCCAGGTTCCTTACTGATAAAGTCGTCTAATGATATTTTTCGTTTAATTATCTTCATTATTGTACACTGATTTCATATAAATTTATTGAATAATTATCTGAACTATTCAATATGTTATTTGAGTAAGTAGAATCCAGTCTATAATAATAACCATCAACATCCCTTTCTAATAAATATCTAGTATGTAAGTTGTTCACCAAATTAGTTCCACTAGTCGTCTTAATTAAATTATCTATACTTAGATTTAGATTATTATTTGACATAAATCTAGTAGTTTTACCAGTTTTTGCATTATTGAAGGTGGCCCTCATATAAAGCTCTTTGGGTACAGTCGGTAATACCTCATCTTTAAAATAGTATATTGCAAACCCCTCACCGTTAACTTTTTTATCTATTATATTATTCCCTAACCTAAATGTTACACTATAATTAGATGGTTGTGGATGTGTACCGTTACTTTGTAGGTCATTTAAATTAAACTTAGGAAATAAAGTTATGAAAAATAATAACCTTTGAGTTGAGGTTATGTCCGTATTATAAAAATCCAACCTTAAAAAAGATTTAACAAAACCATTTTTTCTAAATTTAAAATCATTATTAGTTAAACCGATATTGGACCAATAGGTATTCGATGGGTAAGCCCCATTATCTATAAAATTTAATTTATATAAGATACCATTAACCAAATTATCGTTTAATGAGTTTTTAGGTAAAAATTTAACTTTCTCATAATCGAATGTTCGATTAATAGAGTTTTCTACCTCAACATTTACGAATTTTGATTCTATAATTTCAGATTGACCAGCTAAACCAATTGATTGACTTATCGGTAAATCTATTTTAAGACCAGTTGACCCACTCATTGTAGGTATTTTTAATGTATAGTTGTTAACACGCATCTCCACTATTTTTAATTGTAAACTTATCCGTTATTGCATCACCGATAGGGTCAGCTGGTGAAAAGTCGGTTTCTGTGTTTATACCACTATAAAATAAATCATAAACACCGAATGGGTCTTGTCTTATAGTATTTAAACACAATTGTTTATATATATAGTGTGTCCCATTTGTGAATGGGTAATCTAATACATCATTTTCACCATTGGAGATTCCTATATCCAGTAAATCCCTCCATAAAAATCTACCATCACCTAAATCTTCTGCGTAATCTGGTATATCAAGAGTGCTTGAATCGCCTTGTTCGATATACAATGAAAACTGTTTTATTTGTATTTTATGATGTGGTTTATATAGATAACCTTCTCTTCTAGGTCCATCGGCCACTCCACTATAAATTTGTTCCCTATTGACGGTATTAAATCTGTGTAAAACATCCGATAAAACGGTTTCTTTCAATTCAAATTTATTATATTCAACAATGTCACCGTAAAACTCATCATATGAATCCATACTTAATTGAAATTCCAATGATAATTGTGATGTGAACGGGTCATTACTGGCACCATCATGAATTCTTCTAACATTAGATAAGTTTTCAATTAGATTACCAGGTAGAAACTCTAAATCAAAACCACTCTTAACTGGTCCGAACGTACCCTGACTATTTGTTTTAACAAATGTAAGATATAGTTCACTTAATGGTCTACCTAGATTATCGGTTAATTCAGAAATATCAATATCCTCGTTAACTATCATTTGGAAAATACTATCATTAAAAATAGTCTTACTGTATGCTAGAGGATAAATTTCAAAGTTATCCTCATTTAACATAATTTTTTTGAACTTTCTAACATAGTAAGTTGATGGTTCACCATTTACTACCCTTCTCATTCTACCATTACTAAAGTTACCACCAATCGGTACAGTGGTCGGGTCAATACTAACCACAAAATAGTTATCTTTATTATCACCGTTATCCAGACCTAATCTTCTTACCCTAAAATCACCTTCATAATTTGAATTGGGCATATTTAATAACCTAACTGTATCACCGTTGTTTAGACCATGTTTAGTAGACACACCCAAGGCCACCATGGGTACATTACCAACTAATACTGATTCTGCCTCTATAATATTTAAACCACCGTTTACGATGATGTGAGTGTCATCACTGGCGTAAGGATACGTTATTGTCATACCCCAATTTTTATTAATACTAGAGTTTAAATCAAAACGCTCCCTAGTTGGTTCCAAATCATAAAACTTACATAAGGAACCTCTAGTTAAATCTGGGTCGTAAAATCCAAACCAACCGTTAACTTCTTTTAAGTTTCTGTTGATTGCCTCTTCGTATGTTAATTCCAATTGACCCGTAAAATCATTATCATATGGGTCTTCCCTAAATAATAAATCATTGAGAGTGGTTAAGCCGTTACCAAATTTAGGTATTATTGAATTACCGAATGTCCCTAGGTTGTTATTACCTCTAACATTATGTAGAACATTACTGAATAGGGGTGAAATTGTAAATGTGAACCTATATATTTGCGATTCCCTACGCTCTTTATCAAATTGTTCATTTACATCTAACACATAATTAATTTCACCTGGTGGTAAAACATTTAATTCACCACCTAATTCAACTTTAACATATGAATTGGTGTTTATATCTAATTTAGATACACCACTATTTAACTTATTTTTTATTCTTTTATCCATAATTAAACAGTCCTTTCGTTTGTTATAAACTCACATGCACCACCAGTTCCGTTATTATCGATAATAACAGCTCTCCATCTACCAGATGTTGTTGGTGTATATTGGTTATTGGTCGTTGTTGTCACCGCAGTAAAGTTTGAACCACCAGAAAGAATAGTTTCCCATCTGTACGTGTAATTTCCGATTATGTTTCCATCTTCATCAGTTGTTACCGCAAACCCACCTATTGCTGTCGCTGTTAAGGTATTTGAATTATAGGCCAAACTACCACCTAATTTAAATTCTGGTCTATAAATAAAAACATCTTCTATTCTAGAGCAACCCCTAGAATCAGTAATAATAACAGTATATGAATCAAAGAATAACGATGAACCATAAGGTAAATTACTAAATACCGTTGAGTTTCCATTAATTACTCTTGATATATCATTATAACCCCCTTGTAATGATATTGTAAATGGAGGTGAACCACCACCTAATACGTTTACGGTTATCTCACCATCTTCGGACCCAAGACCCTCTTTGAATTCAGTATCATCCGTAAATAAACAAGTAATATTTTTACTTGTTATATTATAATTAATTTGTGGTGGGTTCGTGACCGTAAATGACCCATTATCACTTTGTCCAGCAATGTCAGTAACGGTTACTGAATAATTACCAGGTCCTAAATTATTAATACTTGTAGTATTACCACCGTTTGACCATAATATAGTATATGGTGGTAACCCACCACTTATATCAACAGTAGCTCTACCATTAGTTGAACCAAAACACCCAACGGATGAACCGTCAACCACAATATTTAACGCCCCTGGTTCAGTTATACTTACAATAGTGGAGCACTGTGTTTCAGGTGTTCCATTATCTTTAACTAAAACCCTATAATTACCACTAGATAAACCAGTAATATTATATGAAGAAGTTATTATATTAGATACTGTATTAATTAAATTATTAGTTATGGCATTATATAATTCAATACTATATGGTGGTGTACCACTTATAATACCCACAATTATTTCACCATCGGATGCACCAAAAGAACTAGTTGGTACCGTTTGTACTTCGCAAAAAACACTAGGAGGTCCTGGTACAATAAAGGAACCTTTTATTACATTACCTATTGAATCGATTACTATTAAGTTATATGTGCCAACAAATAAATCACTAATATTTTGGGTATCGTTTACTGTTGGATATTGAATACCATTTACTACTGGCCCAACCCATTGGAAAGAAAAAGGACCGATACCACCTATAACGTCTATTTCAATTGAACCTGTTGGTAATGGACCATTATCATCATCGATAATATTATTTACCAGTACAAAGAAATCATTATCGACTTCTGGTATGCATGTAGGGAAGAATTTATCTAACATTAGATTTAATGCAGTTTTACCAGCATTAAGTCCAAAATAAAAGTAGAATGAATCTTCGTATTGCCATATTCTTTTTTTATTAGGGTTTCTAAATAGGTTATACGTTGGGTCGTTATAGTCATAACTATATTGACCACCAGATAAACTATCTATATATGTTAATGGTATTGTTGCCCCACCTATTTGAGATTGTCTATTTGCGAATACAAAGGCACCTCTAATGAACGGATTCTCAATGTCTGTATTACTTATTGTATTATCAACATTCAATCCACCATCCTCGATACGCCTTTCATCTAGGCCCATACCCAATTCACTAAATCTTTTAATATTATTACATTGTTTTGGTCCAGTTTTTAAACCGAAACAAGTAATTTCACCTATTAAGGGACTATTATTATTATTACAGTCATTGCTATTATAACCAGATACATCAATAACTCTTTGACCGTTATCCAATATAACATATTCATGTTGGAGTGGTGGTGCATTATATGTTGTTTCAACTAACCATGGATATATTTTAGGTACACCTTGCCAATCACAGTCAAGAATGGAACCTAAGGAAACTACATCTGTTGCAAATAATTTATAACCATTTGTTCTTGTATATGCAGCATAAAATAATTCACCCTTAAAACGCTTAATATAGCCCTCATTAATTTTAATATTTCTACTACTATCGACCCCACCTCTTAAATCAACCTTATCACTGGTTGCGCTTGGGTCTTGTGGTGGTGCGGATGTGCAGCTATCAACTATATAATTACTATAACTATTATCAACATTACAATATTTACCTTCATTATTTTTCTTTTTCTTATATTTAAGTAAAAATGAATATAATGTACCATTTATCCAATCATTATAAAAATCAAATTTAAATACATTAAGTGCTTCAGCAATTTGTAATAATATACAATTTAAAAATCCAGCATCTTCTATTTTAAAAATATCTAATATTTTTGTTTCTTCATGACAATGTAAATCACCAGGGTAATGAAAATTACCTGGAATAGAATCTGGTTCTTTAGGACATTCACCTGCATTATCTGTTGGTTCGTTTACATCAAGACTAAGTCTATATATAGTAGCCTCTAGAGTCGCTTTTTTCAACCAACCTTTACCACCACCACATATCGCATATTTTTCTTCTTTACATCCAAGTGTGATATAACCTAATAATTTTATAATATTATTACAATTACATCTGGTACAACTATTATTTTCACAACAACCCATACATGCCTTACGTCTAAATTTATCTTTTTTTTCATCACTCCATATTTTAAAAGGACCAATTTTACGGGGTACTGCATCTGTTATACCAAGTGCTAAAGAAGAAATAACTTTACATACCATTCTTAATAAAGCATTTATTCCCGAAAAAATAAGATTAATAGTTATTATAATAAAACTATTAATAAAACAAATTAGTGATACCATTATTGAAAGAATTATACAAATAACCACAAATAATGGGTTTGTCTTGGTATCCATTTTATTAAATGGTAAAGGGTTATTAATACCACCCTCGTCTACATCTTTTAAACCAACAAACGTTCTTCTTTCCACATTAGAAACACCCTGAACCCTTGTTAAATGATTTTTAACCGTATAAATCTTATTCCAAAATAAATCGGTAAAATGTTTATCCTTAGTTGTATTATCAAACGAATAATCCGAATCAAAATAATTATCTGGGTTATGTGGTACTAAATAACTAGCCCTAGCTCTAAGTCTACCTTCACCACCCGTTGAATCCATGTCCACTTTAAACCTAACTCTAGCTCTGGTAGCTATACCCTTAGTAGTGTCTTCAGATGGAATTAAAGTACCATCTTCTGAAGTTATCACATAATCGATATTCATAGGTATCTGATAGGCCCAAACACCATTATCGTCTATAACCCTACCACCCTCTACGTCAAAATTCTCTATTGACCCATCGTTTTTATAACGTAACATTCTAATTGAACCCCCACCAGTATCGAGTTCATCACCCTTACCTAAGTTTTTTCTTGGTCTACAATTTTTATTTACACTATTTTTTTCATTGTCGCTGAATATGGAACCCATAAATATTGCAGTTGGGATAATCGTTGTTTTTAAATCAACATCAACCCTAGTAATACCTATTTCACACTCATCTATATCACCCCAAAATGGGACAACGGAAACACTCACTGGTGATACCGTTTTTAACTGCGTTAAGTTCGGGTCTTCAGTTCTACCCTTAAATTTATTACTTGAATAAAATTTATTTTTATCAACACCTTGTGAAATTAAATCATAAGGTCTTTGTGATAATATACCAATATCCGATATGTCAGCATCTACATGTAAGTAATGGGTCCCAACTGGTACCCCGAATAACATAAAATCACCAGATTCGTTTGTAGTTGTACTGAATTTATAATATTTGGTATAAATTTCAGTCATTTCTGGGTTATCCTGTATTTCCCTTTTACTTGGGAACGTACCTATTGATGTGTAACAATCATCCTTACCCCTGGCACTTCTACTCATTAAATTATAACCAATACCATCTTCATCCTTATCGGTTATAACCTCATAAGGGTAAAGTCCAAGTATTTCTGGGTCTATTGAATCTTCTTCATCTATCGGTATAAAAATAGAAACCTTGGCATTAGGTACACCTAACCCATTATTAACAATAACCCTACCGACCACAACCCCGTAGTCCGAACAGAATTTTCTATATGCTTCCTCTTGTGAGATTTTAAGTGAAAGTATTTCGATAAAATCGAATTTCTGGTCAATTTTTACGTTAAGTCGCTTATCCCCACCACCTGGTGTTGTTTTTATTCTAATATTATCAGACATTAATTATTTATTTTTAAAGTCATCGGTTATGTCATCGACACCAACCAATTCATAATCCTGTGAGTCAATATCGTCAATGTTAACATCATTCAAATCGTCATCACCACTGCGGTCTTTCATTAGTATATTACCTAAACTTATCAAGGCACCAGTAATATCTATTGATTCTTCAAAATAAACTATCTTAAATAAGGTATATAGTGAAAATGGTATAACAATAATAGCTAAAATAGCCCCACCTATAATAAAACCAATTGTTTTAGTTATAAATATTACTATCTTTTCAACTAATGATAATCCACTATTATCTGCATTATTGACACCCCCATTTGGAAGGAACCCCTTACTTTTATCTTTACAACTACTACAACCCATAACTTTTTTATTTAATTCTATTTATTTTACCCTAACACGAATATCTAGGTCTGGTCTTTTAATTTCAAACATGCCCACTGGGTCACCAAAAATGGTATATTCACCCAATAAATCTATTTGTCTTGTTTCATCATCAATGTAAGGTTGTGGTATTTCATTTGAAGAATACCTACCAGCACCTACTTTATTATAAACCCTTAAATCAACAACGTTTATAACACCACTTACATTATTTATTTGTTCTATTAACTGAGTTAAATAAATATTATCACCCATACCCCAGTTATTGATGTTGAAATAATTTGTAATCTCGATAATCGTTTGAGAAATTACCTGTGATTGTGAAAATTGTTTATCAATAAATAAATCGACCTCAAAACCTAAATTATATACCTTACCATTACCCACCTCAACAAAATCATTTATCATTCTATAATCGGATAAGTAAGTAGCTACATTATTTCTTAACGTCATATTCGATGACGTGCTTATATCCCCATCGTTATCCAATGTTAAGACATAGACCTTAATTTTATTCTGTTCCTCCATTACGTTCACTCTAAAGGGCACTCCGAACTCACCTGGCATCAAAGCTATCCTAGTTTTATAATCTTGAAGTGTTACGGCCCTATTTTGTGATGAGAAATTATATCTAACCAAATTCCTTAATTCTTCAATTGATGGTTCGTCCTTACCACCTAAAGCTGGTAACGGGTTAGTTACCGTAAGTGAATTTCTAACGGATTGATTAACCGTTGAGTTTGGTCCGTTTACAATTGTTTCGGATTGATTAATGGTCGTTAATAAGTTTGGTCCAACATTGGTATCGGCACCACCACCAACTCTATACTGAATAAACATAGTGGTATTCGGTTTAGGGGTTATACCTAATGATAAATTATTAATAAAATCCCCTATTCTATTAACTAGGTTTGGGTTTACCCCAAAATTAGATAAAGAACTAACATCTTCTGAACCACCACCGAATATAATTCTGGTAAAACCATTATCAGTATATTCCCTTATAAATCTTTGATTGACCCTAAAGAATTTACCTGGGATAATCGCTGAATTATCACTAATTACATCGTTATTAGGAATAAAAACCGTATCATCGGCCAGGGCATCTACCTCATACCATCTTAAATCCTCGTCAAAGAATTGATTTGTTGTGGGTATTGTTACATAGTTGGTTCCTTCTAGTGAAATAATTGAATTTATGGATAATACATTATCGTCTGGTAATATTATTTCAAAAAATGGTTTAATATTATCACCAGTTAAAACTCTCTTTAAGGTTTTACTAACACCGTTAATAACCATTTCCCTTTTAGTTAACCTGTAATTAATTAATGTATTGTTAGAATCAAAATTAGGTATAATCAATCTATTGGGTATTCCACCAGTAGTAAACGGACTTGAAAAATCTATTTCGTCAGTAGTTTCAAATACTTTACCACCACCACTTATTTGAACACCTCTTCTTAATATTGGTGCGTATGAAATGTCGAACGTGTCACCTAATACTGGAACCGTAACGGAAAAATCGGCAATTGTTACCGATGGACTTTTACCAGGAACCTTTAATCCAAAAGTTCTGGCCATAGATAATATTGAACCTCTTTCCTGTGCGTAATCTAATTGGGTTTCTTGAAACATCCTATCGGTATGAAAAGATAACATGTCACCAACAGCGGCATTTAATTCCAATAACATCATACCAACCGATGCATCGTTAAAATCATTGAATATATCTGGGTAATATTGCTTAACAAAGCTGATTAACTCTTGTCTTACATCAGCAAAATTCCTTGAATTATAATTTATTTTCTTGGCCATAGTTTATTTTATTATAAATAGTATAATAAATAAAATATATTAAAAGTAAATAAAAGTTATATTTTATAATTCAATTATAACGAAGTCTGTTTCTTGGAATACGTCATCTGTTACGGTATAATCTATTCTAACTGTTACACCATATGGTGTTGCCTCATTCTCGTTAACGATAACCCCGTTTATTTGTAGATTTGGTAGATATTTTTTAACTGTAAGGTTTATTTCCCTTTTAATATCCTCTTGGGTTACGTTATCATTTGGTTCAAAAATATATTTCAATAGGTTTGTACCAAATTCTGGCATATACAACCTCTCACCCTTTCTGGTGAGTATTAAATGCATTAAATCAGATTTGATGGCACCCTTATCATCATTATTTAATTTTAAGAAAAACCCTCTATTACTTTCACTAAAGGGAAAGCCTATATTTATGAAAACTCCATTACCAGCCATAATACTATTTTATCATAAATATTATAATAAAATTTTTTAAAAAATAAATGGTAAAATAAAAAAAGGTCTAACATCGCTGAAAGACCTTTAATATTAATACTTAATTACATTTAACTACCACATGCCTCACAATCGGGGTCATCCAAACTACAAGTAACACCCTTAAGTGCTTCTTCTTCGGCTATCGAGCTTACAATGGGTGCAACTAACTTAGTTTCGGGCACTTCTTGTTTTACCTCTTCGATTACTCTTTGTTGAACTTCGGCACCTAAACTTTGTTTGGCCGAAACGCTAGAATTACTTCTTAGGTAATACATACCAGTCTTAAGACCCAATTTCCAACCATACATCAAAGCTTTTGATAATTTAGCCGTATTTGCATCCCTTATGAATAAATTCATTGATTGAGATTGACAAATGAATAAACCTCTATCCCTTGACATTTTAAGTAGTGTTGAGGATTTCATTTCCCAAACAGTTCTATAAATATCTTTAACGTTCTGTGGTATTCTATCAATACTCTGAATAGAACCATTACTCTTGATTAAATCAATTCTAAGTTTATCATCCCATAACCCTAAGTCGATTAAATCACTTATTAAATGTTTATTCACTATGATATATTCACCAGCTAAAACATTACGCTTATATATGTTGGTGGTATATGGTTCAAAACATTCATTATTACCTAATATTTGAGCTGTTGATGCTGTTGGCATCGGTGCTAATAATAATGAATTTCTAACACCATTTTTAATTACCGCTTTTTTCAACTTAATCCAGTCCCATCTTCCAGATAATTCACCTTCTTCCATTTCCCACATGTCGAATTGGAAGATACCCTTAGATACTGGTGAACCTTCAAATGTTTCATAAGAACCACTTATTTTAGCCAAATCCATAGATGCTGTCATAGATGCAAAATAAATCGTTTCAAAAATTTCTTTATTTAATTTTTGAGCCTCATCTGATTCAAACGGTAAACCTAACATGGCAAATGTATCAGCTAAACCTTGAACACCGATACCAATTGGTCTATGTCTAAAATTAGACTTTTTAGCCTTTTCTGTTGGATACCAGTTAATATCGATAACTTGATTTAAGTTAACCGTAATCTGATATGCTATATCATATAGCCCATCATGGTCGAATGTTCTTAATTCCTTATCTTTAGATTTAACTTTACCACTTGGGATTTCAACGAACTTTGGTAGTGCGACACTAGCTAAGTTACATACGGCTGTTTCATCAGGTGTACTAACCTCCATTATTTCAGTACAATTATGTACTAAAATGTCGTTAGCGTAGAAATTATGATTACCATCTACAGTGATATCATAAACTGAAACTTCCTCTTCTAATTCTTCTATTTTTATCATTTTATTTTTTATATTTTTATATATACTAATTGATTTAATTATTATTATTATAACCCCACTTAAAACCTTTAGCAGTGTATTTTAAATTTGATTTACACGCCCTAATCAAACAACCCTTATTAACATTATTTTCAACACATGCCTCTTTCATCGTATTATATGTACAAATATATTTACCATCCAAATCATACTTACACACTTTAGTGGCATTGGGGTTATTCTTACCGCTATTATTTTTTGACATCAATTTTCTAGTTGAGCTTGAAATTTCTCGACCAGTATTCCAATGATTTTCACCCCTCATTTTATGTGATGGGGTATCCTCTAATTTAATACCAAACCTATGGTTACCTTCACCACTCATTTGTTTAACCCTTAATGACCTAATATATTCTTTATTAGGGTTATTTGTAAACATATCACCACCAAATCCACCAACACTTATATTGGTTAATGTTCCAGTATTATTGTGTCTAAATCCAATTAAATCAATTAAAAGCGTTTCAATACTATAAGCGATGTCTTCATTTAATTTATCTTCTATTTTAAAAAAAATGGGTTCAAGACCATCACTCATTATCTGATTAAATAAGTTTAATTTATATTTATTATTCGTTAAATCAATATTCCTATCTTTTATGAATAATAAATGCCTTTCCATTCGTTTAGAACCACATTTACCTTTACCAATATATATTGGCTCAAATTCAAACACATATTTACCAAATTTATATTCACCCCCTTTTCTAGGGTCGAAATAACCATACACATAATATTTATTATTTTTCATAACTTCCATAATTTAATAATAAATATCTTATAATTATGGAAGTTACTAAAATATTTTTAATTAATTACTAAAACATCATCAGATTTTAAATCTTTAGCCATAATATAACCTCTATTCTCAGTAAAGACTTCGTGCTCTGGCGTACATTTAATTGATTTACCAGTTTTTTCGTCAGTTATTTTTAAAACATTAGTTTTAGGGTTAGTCATTGCTGAATTTGTGACTAATTTCCACTCATTAACTTTTGTTCTAATATTATGACTTAAAACCTCTAAATTTTCATTAGTTTTAAATAACTCATTTAATAAATCCATTCTTATTTCACCCTCAATACCATTTAATCTAATTTTAATATTAGTTTCACCAACTAGACATAAGTTTGAAGACTTAATTGTACCTATATTTTGTTGGTTTGATTTACTATTGGCAGCATCCTTGAATAATATGTAAGGTGTCCCAGTTTCAATTTGACTCTCAAGAATTTCAGCATATAATTCTCTAGCTTTTAAGGTTTTCTTTCCTTTACCAGAAGCCTCATAACTTTCATATAATTCAGTAAAAGCCTTACTATCCTTAGTATCATAAACATCGGATAAACCTGGACAATCATGTGGACACATTAAAGTCCAATCACCATCGGATTCAACCCTCTGCATAAATAAATCTGGGGTCCATAAGGCTAAGAATAAATCTCTAGCTCTCATTTCTTCCTTTCCGTGATTCTTTCTTAATTGAATGAAATCCTGTACATCCGCATGCCATGGCTCTAAATATACGGCAATACTACCCTTTCTTTTCGTTGTATTAACGTTGAGTTCTTTATCTCAACCTCTTATTATTTCTAATAAGTCTAGACTATATCTTCAATGAATTAACATTGTCCAGCTTTCGTGGGTTTTTACTATCTTTAACTTAATATTAAGACTCCATAACCTAGTCGTTGAACCTTATTCTTATTTCTAAGAACCTTGGCTGCTGATTTCCCAATTTTATAATTTTTCAAACATTCACGTTTGACGTTACCATCTGCGTTGTAGTATTATAAACTCTAAGGGAGTTCCAGCAATTAACTGAATTTTTTTAACGTGAAGGCAAAAGTTTACCACCACCATTATGAACTAATCCCATTTCTGTTTCATAATTATGAAACTCATCAATTTCTAAATCATATACTTCACAATCTTCTATTGAAGTACTTATTGATTTAACTTTTTCTAATTTAATGTTATCTAAGTCATAACCTAGCTCATTAAAATTTTCAATACTATCTTTGTATGCCATTTTTTATTTTATTTTATTAAATTCATGTTCTTACATGTTTATTATTTTAATATAAACATATTTTTATTTAAATCTTTAGCTTCAACCCATTTAGGTATTAATGTTCCAGATTTAATTGATAATTTAATGATTTCTAAATCTCTACCAGTTGAATCTTCAACTACTAAATAAGGGTGACTTACTGTTGATTTAGTTTTACCATTAACGTTTATTAATTCTCTTTTTTCTTTATTAAATTTTTTAACTTTTTTAACTTTATTAAAACCATTTGACGTTTTAACTTTATCCCCTTCAGAAATATCTTTAATTTTAATTAACCCTTTATCGGTATTGATTAATGTTTCTTCGGTAAAACATTGGTCTACATATCTAGCTGTTTCATTATAAACCCTCAACATAGGTACAATACCATTAGAGGTTCCATTTGTACCCTTTATATAAGTGCCCTTGGCACGAACATTATGAATGTGGATACCGATACCACCAGCGGACTGAGAAATGTCGGCACAATCGCTTAAAGACTCATATATGCCCTTGATTGAATCATCTGCCATACCCAATAGGAAACAATTTTCAACTACATTACCTTCAACAACATATGAATGGTCATCCTGAACACCTAGCGTATATACAAATTCTGGTTTACTAATATTTTCACTTTTTTTATTTATTATAATAAAAGTTGTACCATTTATTATTTTAATATTGGAATTTTTATTTGACTTATTAAAATACTCACTTAACCTTTCGTCATTATATAGTTTATAGATATTGGATAAATCTATTGAACCCTTAGGTAAAGATATCCTAGCGGTTAATTTAGTCCCACCTAATTTTAATGATGTTGCCTCGGAGTATGATAATGGTATACCACAGTTTCTGGATAAAGCAAATATTGATTTGATTAAGTCAATATTTGCCATAGTAATCCTAATATCACCACTTTTAGTCACACAACCATCAGAAGTTATTAAACCTTCTAAAAATTTTGAAATCATAAGTTTATCCCAATTATACATGAAATCGGGTATTTTTT